GTTATGCTGCGATGGTCCGACGATGGCGGGCATACATGGTCTAATGAGCATTGGAAATCTATGGGCCGCATAGGACAGACCGGCTATCGTACGATCTGGCGGCGTCTTGGCATGACGACTAAACTCCGTGACCGCGTGTATGAGGTGTCGGGCACTGATCCAGTTAAGATAGCCGTTATGGGCGCGGAGCTGCATGTGGACGGCACCAATGCCTAATGTAAACCCTAATAATACTCAGATACCTGCACCGCGCGTAGAATTTATTGATAAAGCTACAAATTACGTTTCCCGCGCATGGTATACATGGCTGTTTAATATTTACCAAGCTGTGCAGGCTGGCGAGCGTTATGGATCATATTATGATACAACAACGCAAAGCGCGGCGGCGATAAATACGGCATATGCTGTCACATTTAATAGCGCGTATGTTGACGCGTCTAATAACATTCTTCAATTTGGCGTTTATCGCGGGTCGCCTACATCGCTTATATATGTAGATAATACAAGCACATACAACTTTCAATTTTCTTTACAATTAGTTAGCACAAACGCTACGGCAAAAAATGTCTATATATGGGCCGACGTTAATGGAACGGCGGTGCCTTATTCGGGCACAAAAGTAACTTTACAAGGCGCTAGCGCAGCGTCTGTTGCTGCATGGAATTTTGTGCTAAACCTTCAAAAAGGTGATTATTTTCGTCTTATGTGGTCTGTAGATAATACGAATGTTCAAATTGCCGCGTTTACTAGTTCAAGTCCTGTTCCAGCTATTCCATCGGCCATTCTGACCGTCACAAGTATTGTAGGTGCTTAAATGACTGTTCTCACACCTGTAGCAAAAATGCAATTTTTGGACGCTTCAGGCGCACCGCTTGTTGGCGGCTTATTGTATACTTATAATGCTGGCACGACCACACCGCAGCCTACCTATACGGACAGCACAGGCGCAACGGCTAATACTAACCCTGTTGTTTTAAACGCGCGGGGCGAGGCTAATATATGGCTCGGCGCGGCGACGTATAAGTTCAAATTATGCGACGCTAATAATACTGAAATTTGGACGGTTGATAATATCTCAGCGCCAACAACGGCATTATCGCCAGTTTTGTCAGGCAACGTCATTATTGACTCATCGTCTAGCGGCGCGGCGCTTAAAATTGTGCAGACAGGCACAGGGCCTATTTTTGTCGCTCAAAATGTTAATGACCCTGACACAACGCCTGTCATTATCGACGCAAATAATAATCTTGGGATTCAGACGACATCGCCTGGCGCTGCGTTAGACGTGGGTAACGCGGGGTCTATTTGGCTATCTAATAATGGTGTTGCTCGCACAATTATGTCGGCGGATGCGTCTAACTCTACTTTTGCAGCTAATGGTGCAAGAGGAATAATTTTATCAACTAATGGCAGTAATCAAGTTACCGTATCAAGTGCTGGCGCTACGACATTAGCAGGAGCATTAACTGTATCAACAGGCGGTGCGGCTATTACGGGCGATAGTTCGATTACTGGAACTCTTACCGCCACAACTTTTTCAGGCGCATGGGCAAATATTCCTGCGGGAACGGTCATGTTGTTTGTGCAAACAGCGGCTCCGACAGGCTGGACAAAATCAACAGCGCACGACAACAAGGCGCTTCGTGTCGTATCTGGCGCAGCTTCGTCAGGTGGCTCGGTAGCATTTACGACAGCTTTTGCGTCACAAGCGGTTACGGGCACCAACGCTTCTTATACGTTAACAACAGCCGATATACCTTCACATACCCATACGGCGACTGTTACAGATCCAGGGCATGTTCACTCATATTCTAATTTTAACGGGACTGGCGGTAATGGTTATGGCGCAGGCAGTAACACTAACCAAACCATAAACACAGGTTCGCAAGTCACAGGCATCTCCGTTTCTAACTCATCAACGGGCGGCGGTGGAGGCCACACCCACAGTTTCACCGGCACGGCGATTAATCTTGCCGTTCAGTATGTAGACGTCATCGTAGCAACGAAGAATTGATATGGAACTTAAAAACGGAACTTTTTGTCCTTTAATTAAAAAGGACTGTGTGCAGCTCAAATGCTCATGGTTTACGCTTCTCAGGGGCACAAACCCCAACACGGGCAAAGAGGTAGACGAATGGATGTGCGCTGTAACGGCGCTACCTATGCTACAGATCGAGGTTGCTAAAGAAGTCCGTCAGGGCGCAGCGGCAACCGAATCGTTCCGTAATGAGGTCGTTGGCATATCACAAACACCTCAACCTGTGCAGTTACATGATTATAGACAATCGTGAGTTAGCTTTAAAAATAGGTTTTACCGCCACAGATTGGCATGAACCGATAGATTATGAAACTTATAAAGAAATTACAACTGATTGGGATGTTAAAGTAATCATAAAAGGTAACACGGCAATAGGAGCGCTCTATTCCAAAAATGGCGAAATTCATGTATCTATATTACCTGAATGGCGCAAACGCTGGCTGACAAAAGGACTATTAAAGAAAATCTTGGCGGATATGCAATTTACAAGAGTAACGCCAGGACATGAATATATGTATAGCATATTGAATAGACTAGGTTACGTCTTACAACCAGATGGAACCGTAGCAAGAGAGATCTAAAATGGGTTTTTCCGCCGCCGCTAATGCCTCAAATCAAGGCACCCAACAAGCCATGATGATGCAGGCTTTGCAAGCGCAACAAGCGCAGCAAGCCATTCAGCAGGCTCAACAACAGAGCGTAGCGGCGTTACAGCAAGGCCAGCAACAAGGTGTTGGCGCTCTTCAGCAGGGGCAACAACAAGGTATTGGCGCATTACAGGGTGGGCAGGGCACAGCATTAGACGCTTTACGAGCCGCGCAAGAACAAGGGATCGGCGCGCTTCAAGGCGGTCAACAACAGGGTATTAATGCGTTAGGCCAGTATTACGGCCAAGGCGTTGGTTATCAACAGCCCTATATGAACGCAGGCGCGCAAGCTACAAATCAACTTGCGGCTATGTATGCACCCGGTGGTCAGTATGGTCAGATGCCAACAGCCGCGCAGCTTCAGATGGACCCAAGTTATGCTTGGCGATTCCAGCAGGGTCAACAGGCGACACAGAACGCTATAGCTGCGGGTCTTGGCGGCGCAAGCGTCGGTGGCAGCGCATTAAAAGCTATTAATGATTATGGCCAGAACGCCGCCAGCCAAGAATATCAAAACGCATATCAACGATTTATGCAGCAGGCTCAGTTACAAACTGGCGCGCTTCAAAACTTAAGTGGTCAAGGCGCGGGCGCGGCTCAAGTCGCGTCTGGGTTGGCCGGGCAAACTGGCGCTAATGCGGCTAATCTTTACGGCACGACCGGCGCTAATCAAGCAAATCTTTATGGGTCTACCGGTCAGAATATTGCTAATGTTGCAACTGGCACGGGCGCTAACGCGGCTAATCTTTATGGCACAACAGGCCAAAATCTAGCCAGCACTTATGGCACGACAGGCTCTAATTTAGCCAATACTTATACTGGCACAGGTCAGCAACTTGCGGGTAATTATAATCAGTTAGGTCAGAATCTTGGTCAGGGCTATGCCAACATGGGTGCCGCTAATGCTAGCGCTTATATGGGACCAACAAACCTAATGGCGGCACTTGCAGGGCAGGCTATTCAAGGTGGTATGACGGCTCTCGGCGCAGGTGGTTTTGGTGGAGGCGGCGCGCTTTCTAATGTTGTGGGCGCTATGGGTAACAGACCTGTTCCAACATATGGATAATTTGTAATGCCTATTCAATATCAGCCAATTCCAGAATTTCAGGTTCCTGATCTTAACCTTATGGGGTCTTATGCTCAAGGTGTAGCATTGGCTGAAAGTCAGGCGGATCAAGAGCGCAAAGATTTATTGGCGGGTATTACTGCTACTAAAGAAGCACGATTAGCAGATCAAGCTACTAAGGAAGCGGCGGCTAAAGAACAAGAACGCGCGGCCAAACATTATGACGCGCTTGTTAATCTTCTTCCTGCGGTTACAAAAGAAACTTGGCCTGCTTGGCGTCAAGCTGCGACAGCGGCGTATCCTGGCGTCGAAGGCATAGTAAAAAAAGAATTTGATCCTGAGCATATCCGCGATCTGATGGCTAAAGCCTCAGATGATAAAGAACAGATTCTTCAACAGCATTTTGGCGATACGTCACGTTTTATTCGTGTTGGACGTAAAGGCGGCGCTGAAGTTGTGCCCGGCACAGAAGTTACTGCGCCGGGCAAACAAAAAATTGTTGACCTTGGCGATAAAGGTCAGTTTCTTCAAAATGAAACGACCGGACAACTTACGCCCGTCACGCCATCAATGCTTCAAGGCGGTATTAACATGCCCGCCGCAAAGGCTGCTATATCCAACATTGAAAGCGGCGGTGATTATGGCGCGCTTGGTCCAGTTACTAAGTCAGGCGACCGCGCGCATGGCAAATATCAAGTTATGGGTGAAAATATTCCTAAATGGACAAAGCAGGCACTTGGCGTCAGTTTGACGCCGCAACAATTTTTAAATAGCCCTGAAGCACAAGAACGCGTGTTTGAAGATCAGTTTTCGCGTAATGCTGCGAAATATGGTTCGGCTCAAGACGCCGCGTCTGTTTGGTTCTCTGGAAAACCATTAGCTAAAGCTGGTAATCGCGCCGATATTCTTGGCACAACTACACCAGCATATGTTAATAAATTTAACGCCGTATATGGTGGTCAAGGCCCAGTTCAGAACGCTATGGTTTCACCAGTTACGGGCGCTAATGCTGTCACGCCAGCAACGCCTATCGGGCCTCCTGCTGGTGTTATAGCGCAACCGCAAATGCCTATTGCTCGTATGCCGACGCCTGTAACGGCTGCGCCTGAATATCCTGTCGGCAGTGTCGAAGCGAATAATCAGAAGTTTGGTAAAGATACGCTTGAGTCGGCGGGTTACGATCCTAAGACAGGTGAAGATAAAATTTCTAAACTTATTATGGGGTCAACAAGCGGCGGCCTTCAATCGCTTGCAGCCGGAACCGTTGGCTATCTTAC